CGGAGTGTCGATCCAGAAGGACACTAGCTTTTTGTTTGGTCTTATTAAAGGAGCCAAGTGGGAAACGATCACTGGCTATGTGATTTTACCAGAAGTGAGACAGACAGCCTTGGCTATCGTCGGCTTCTATTTTGGCTCATCCCAAGTTAAATAATTATATGCATCAATCTGCTCAATCTATCTATACATCGTGCGAGGGACATCGCTATCAATACGTTGATAGAGCGAGACAGTGTTCTAAGCTTACTATGCCCTACGTTCTCCCCGACGAAGGGTTTGGCGCACATAGCCGTCTAGAAACACCATTTCAGGGCGTTGGGGCAAGAGGAGTAAACAACCTCGCATCTAAACTATTGTTGGCACTTCTACCTCCCAACGCCCCGTTCTTTCGTCTTAACGTAGACACCTTCGCTCTACAGGAAGAAGGCGCTCCTCCTGAGCTTATCACCGAGATCGAGTCTTCACTACAACAAGTAGAAGAAGCAGTGATGGATGAGATCAGTCGCGAAGCATACCGCACTGGTATTCACGAAGCTCTCAAGCAACTTATCATTACAGGAAACGCGTTGCTTTACCTTCCCGACGAGGGAGGTCTACGGGTCTTCCGTCTTGACCGCTTTGTTGTTAAACGCGACCCAATGGGGAACATCATTAAGATTGCTACCAAAGAAACCCTTTCCTACAAGGCGTTGTCAGAAGAGATGCAGGCCTTGATAGGCCAAGAAGAATCTAACAATGATGTTAATCTCTATACGGCTATTGTTCGCAAGGACAACGAGTGGCATATCTTCCAAGACATCAACGGTACTCCTGTTCCTGATTCGTATGGTACATACCCTCTTGATCAGAATCCTTTTATACCTCTACGCTTTACACGTATCGACGGCGAAGACTATGGACGTGGTTATGTAGAGGAGTACCTTGGTGACCTACAGTCCCTTGAGAAGCTAACACAAGCTATTGTGGAAGGCTCTGCGGCCGCGTCGAAGGTACTGTTCCTTCTCAACCCTAACGGCACAACGCGTGCCAAGGCTTTAGCCGAAACTCCTAATGGAGGTATTACGCAAGGGAACGCTGCTGATGTGTCAGTTCTCCAGCTTCAGAAGTTTAACGACTTCCGTATCGCACAGGAGACAATGAACACTATCAAAGATCGCCTTGGTCACGCCTTCCTACTGACCTCTGGTGTGGTACGTAACGCAGAGCGTGTTACCGCTGAGGAGATCCGTATGCTCAGTCAAGAACTAGAGACAGCTATTGGCGGTCTTTACTCTCTTCTTTCAACGGAGCTTCAGTTACCGATGATTAAGCGGTTGATGCGGGTAATGAATAAAGACAAACGTCTACCTAAGCTTGAAGATAAACTTGTTAACCCTGTTATCATTACTGGCGTTGAAGCCCTCGGGCGAGGTAACGACTTACAGAAGCTTGATCTGTTTCTTGCTGGAGCGGCTCAAGTTGTAGGCCCGCAAGCTATCGCTGAATATATTAGCGTGGGTGAGTACTTTAAACGTCGTGCTACATCTCTTGGAATCAAGACTACAGGATTGGTAAAGACTGAAGAAGAAATACAGGCGATGCGTCAGCAAGCGCAGCAAATGCAGTTGACAGAGAAGCTGGGACCTGCTGGAATAAAGGCGTTGTCAGATCAGACAACTAACGCTGAACCCGAACCTGAAGTTTAATCATGGCAGAACTACAACAAGTATCTATTAACGAACCTACTCAACAAGAGAACATCTCTCTTGAAGAACAAGCAGCGGCTCAAGAAGCAGCAGCTACCAAGCCCGCAGAGAACGAAGCACCTCAGACTACTGAAGAGAATCGTCCTTCTTGGCTTCCTGAAAAGTTTGAATCAGCCGAAGATATGGCTAAGGCATACTCCGAGCTGGAAAAGAAAAGCTCAACGACTAAGTCTACTAAAGCCTCTAAGACTGAAGAAGCCCCTGTACCCGCAGAGGTAATGAACGCTGCTATTACTGAGGCTACTTCCGAGTTTATGGAAGGCGGGGAACTGTCCGACAAGACGTTTGATTCGCTTGAGAAAGCTGGTCTCCCCCGTGAATTAGTTGAAGCCTATATGGCTGGACAAGCGGCCTTGGTTGATAATCAAGTAGCCTCCGTCAAAGAAACTGTTGGTGGTGACGGTAACTATGAAGCTATGGCTGAGTGGGCCGCTGAGAACTTAGCTAAAGAAGAGCTGGATGCTTATAATGAAGTAGTCGAGAACGGAACTGTTGACCAAGCTCGTATGGCTGTGCGTGGTTTATTCGCTCAGTTCAAGTCGGCTGGAGGCAAGGCGCCTAACCTTATTCAAGGAGCCACACAAGGTTCTGGAGTGAAACCTTTCGGTTCTGCTGCTCAAGTAACTGAAGCTATGCGTGATCCTCGTTATAAGAACGATCCAGCATATCGACAATCGGTTGAACAACGATTAGCGGTCACAACTGTATTTTAAACCTACTGCCCTCTTCGGAGGGCTTTTTTGTATCCCCTGTATATGAATGGCTAAACGTAAAGGGTTGTCCCTACGTAAAGAACATAAATCTAAAACGGGTGGTCTGTCCGAGAAAGGACGTAAGTACTACAATCGTAAGACGGGGTCTAACCTTAAACGACCGCAGCCAGAGGGAGGCCCACGTAAGCGTTCCTTCTGCGCTCGTATGAGTGGCGTTAAGGGGCCAATGAAGGATTCTAAAGGGCGACCTACTCGTAAAGCTCTCGCCCTTCGTAAATGGAAATGTTAACCCTTGTATATCATGCCTAAAGTTGGAAAGAAAGAATACCCTTATACCGCAAAAGGAATGGCTAAGGCTAAAGCCGCTGCTAAACGTAAAGGTCTAAAGATTAAGTATAGCGGCTAACTACATAAAACAATTTTGTCCCTGAAGTGCAACAAGTAGCACAATGCCCTCTGCGGAGGATAACATTAGGTAAGCAAACGAAGCATAATAGTGACAGATCAAACCTAAACTAAAACCTAAAATAGAAAGTAATATATATCATGGCTAATGGAAACACATCCCCATCACGGGTAGGTTTCGTTAACGGAGCTAGTGATGGCTCCTTTGCGCAGGATAACGCTCTCTTCCTTAAGGTGTTCTCAGGTGAGATTCTCACTACGTTCGAAGAATCGAACATTATGAAGGATCTTCACACTGTACGGACTATCTCTTCTGGTAAGACTGCACAATTCCCTGCAACTGGCGTAGCTACGGCTACCTACCACACCGCTGGTGAAAACATCGCCGACGCTGGTAATTCCTACCTATCCGACATCAAGAAGAATGAAATCACGATTAACATCGACGACGTTCTTCTTGCTTCTACGTTCCTCGCTAACATTGATGAGCTGAAGAATCACTACGACATTCGTAGCATTTACGCCCAAGAGCTTGGTAAAGCCCTTGCTAAACGCTTCGACATCGCAGTGATGAAGACGCTTATTGCTGGCGCACGTCAAGCTGCTACCATCACTGGTGGTAACGGCGGTACTCAGCTTACCTCAGGAATCGACCTGACTACTGGTACTGGCTTGCTTAACGCCTTGTTTGAGATGGCAGAGAATCTTGATCAGAAAGACGTTCCTTCTGAGGATCGTTATGCTATCTTGACTCCTGCTCAGTACTACAAGCTGATCAGCGATCCTTCCACTAACATCGCGCTTAACCGTGACTATGGTGGTGAAGGTTCGGTTGCTCAAGGTTCTGTACCTATGGTTGCTGGTATCAGTATCTATAAGTCCAACCACCTCGCTGACATCACTGCTCTTGGTGATGACTCTGCTGTTGCTACTGGCGACGGCGCATCTAACAATGATGTGTTCGGTACTGGTGGTACAGGTTACAATGGTGACTTCACTACTGCTGGTCTAGGTGGCCGTATCGTTGGTGGTCACAAAGCAGGTATCGGTACTGTCAAGCTTCTTGACCTCGCTACCGAGTCTGAATACCAAATCGAGCGTCAAGGTACGCTGTTCGTCGCTAAATACGCAATGGGTCACGGAGTTATCCGTCCTGAATGTTGCGTTGAAATGATCGACCAATAATTCCTTAACCCGATCCTCTCCCTCCTTTGTGGGGGAGGGGGTCACCCTTTTTATAACTTATTATGCCAACACTTACGACCAAACTTGAAGCTGTTAACTCTATGCTGGGGCATATCGGAGAGGCTCCCGTTAACACAATTTCCTCCGCTTCAGCTCTTCCTATATCAGCATCGACCGCTGTATCTATTCTAGACGAAGTTAGCCGCGAAGTTCAAAGTGATGGTTGGTATTTTAACACAGAACACAACGTCACACTCTCACCTAACAGCGACGGCTATATAGTGTTAGATACTGACGTAGTAGAGGCTGACGTTATAGATTCTACCTTAGACGTTGCACAACGTGGGTCTAAACTGTACGACCGTAAAAACAACACATCAGAATTTACTAAAGACGTTAAGGTAAACTTAACTCGTCTGCTGGATTGGGACGATCTTCCCGAAGCAGCACGACGTTATATCACTTTACGT